ATTAGAAAGAATGCAAAGCAAGAACAACAAGACGAATTTGGTGGGAAGATAATGGCATATTTAATTGATGCAGGAATACAGGTATCTCTTAATGGTACCACCTGGTATAAGCTAACAGACCATAATAGAGAACCTATTGGTTTTTCTACAGAGTTAATTGAAACACAATCACGTATGGCCAATGGAAAAATGAGAAAATATGTAGTTGCTCAAAAAAATAACATATCATGTTCTTGGAAATATGTTCCTTCAAAGCAGTCTGAGTGTGTTGATGGTTTTTATAGTGCTGCTTGGCTTGAGTCATTTTATAAGTCTAATGTAGGATTACCTATTTACTTAAAGGTTGTATCTTCAGAGCTTGATCCAGACCCAGCGGTTGGCTCAGTTCCCTCTGGAACATTTGCTACAGCACAGACTGGATCTAAAACATATAACGTATTTATGGCTGATTTTTCTAAAAATATTATCAATAGAACAAAGCTTTCAGACTATGTGGACATGAGCATTGAGTTTACGGAGATATAATGCTTAGCAATGTTAGCTCATCTGTTTTTACAAACTCAGAATCTATTGATCTTGTTCCCGTAGTTTCTGCTGAGTGGAATCATAATTTATTTAATGCACCCTATATTACAACTGCTGGCATAGGAACAAAAATCTCTGGAACTCCAACAGTTGCGTATGCTGACGCAACATCTGCGGAAGCAAAAGAAAACTTTACAACTAAAAAGTTTACAATGTCAAACGGTACTGGATCAGCAGAATATACAGTATCTGGATTGTCTGGATTAGCATATAAAGTAATAACATATGTAAAAACCAATAGTGCTGCTCCAGTAATGATTAGTACATATGCCAAAGGATCTGGATCACAGGTTGGTTCTGAGCAGACAGAGGCTACATCATTAAAGTGGACAAAGATAGTAACTTATGTGGGATCAAGAGAAAACATTAGTTCATTTACTTATAAAATTGTAGCAAATAGTTTTGCTGAAGAAGAGAATAATGCTACAGTCTTTTTTACATTGCCAGAAATTTATCAGACAACTATATTTGATTATAAGAATGGATCTTTGTTTTCAACAGATAGTGTTTTTTCATATTTTAGACCAGGTGAATCTTACGTTCCTTCGGGCAATGCTAACTGTTCTTTTGCTCCAAGATATAGAAGAATTGCTTCAAAGGTTTTAAATACAGAAACAGAAAACACTGTGTCAGGAAGTAAGTTTTTTGGAAATAAGTATATGCCAGTTACACCAGTTATTCAAAACCCTGGTTTCTTTTTGGCATCCCCAGGTGTTGCAGTTTTAAAGAGTGCACTGCCTACAGACATTAATCCCTACAGGTATTTTGTTTCTGATCCTGCAACCACTAGTCCTTCATATAATCCAAGCATTACCGCTATTTATGATAAGGGTTTGCTGACAAATAAACTAGTAATTAAGTTTAACACCTTAATGACTATTCCAACATTTAATCTTTATATAAATGAGTCATTAGTGACTGCTACTGTTACAACTGCAGCAACACCACCAGTAACATCACAAGTAACAGCGTTATCGCCATTAGCAAATAGTGATTCATATAATACTGGCGTTATTGTTTTATACTGGACTGGAAGTAACTGGACATCAACGCCATGGTCAGCAGCAGATATGCCAAAATTTGAAACAGATGGATCACTAAGCAAAAAAACAACAGTCAATAAAATTAGAATTACACAAATAAGCCAGACTACCAATTCTGCTTTTACGTATCTATCTAGGAGCCCTTCAGCTTCTGAAGACTTAAAAAGAATGCATCTAATAGAAGTATCTCCTAGACTTGAGGTTGACTTATCAGATTTTGTATCTGGCTTAGAGTTGGAAAAATCTTTAGATGGGTCAAACACAGTATTGCCAATATCTTCAATGAACTCAAATGATATTCGTTTAACTTTTTCTGGAATACCAGCAACTAAAAATGGATCTATTGTTCCTATATTTTCAAACCAAAGTGATAACTCTTTAACAATTCTTTCTAATATGCTAAGAAATAACATTAAGTTTTATGTTAATTTTCATTTACGCAATAGTACAGTTATTGGAACATTGCCTACATCTCACTCAAATATATATATACCAGCAGGAATATTTTACTCAGACTCTTGGCAAGAAAACGATATTCAAGACGTTATAGTCCAAGCATATGATGTATCTAAATACTTGCAATCAAAGCCCGTGCCAGACTATGTTGCAAATTTAAAAACGGTATTTGAGGTAATAACAGACATACTTGATCTTGCTGGGTTCACTGATTATGATTATGATTCACTATATAGAGTTTGCAACAATAAATCACATCCACTTGATATAGCCTATTACTATGCTAACTCAAGAGATAAAACAGTTATTGATGCCCTGAATGATATCTTTGTTGCATATCAAATTGGTGCATATATTGATGAGTATGGAATAATGAAATTTATAAGTCTTTTTGATATTTTGTCTAATTCTTCAGAAGGACTTTCTATATCAGAAGCAAATATACAGGAGGGAGGTCTGTCAGTATCTAATACACAAAAACCAGGAAAGATATCTTTAAGATACCAAACACCAAGAATTAAACAGTCTCCGTCTCTTCAAAATGTAAAAAATCTTTCTATAAAAGATTCACCATCATTTATTTATACAACATCTAATGACGTTGTGTGGGAGCAGCAGTCAGCTGAGTCTCTTGGCTTTAATTATTTACAAGAAGATATGTCTTCTGATTCTAATGTTTTAAGCATTAACAAAAACGATTTGCTTGATATATTTCACACCTTTAATATGGATGCTAGTGGGTATGTTGCTGTAGAAGGTGAAATTATGTCTTTTGAATATAAACAATATAATCTATCTTCGGTTTCAGATCCAACAAAGTCAAAAACTGTATCTATTAAAAATAGCCTTGAGTTGTCAGCAGAGATTTCTAATTTTATCAAAACGTATACTGTAGGTCTTAAAGAAAATGATAGTGAAGAGTTAGTTGAAGGTGAAAGACAGGTTCAAGAAAATGATATCCTTATAGAACCTACAGGAAACATAACTAATGTGCAACGTGGAATGTATGGCACACTTCCTGCAAGCCATTCAAGAATAACATCTTTGTCAAGTAAAGGTTTAGTAGAAAAAACTATTAGTAGCTCATTTGCTTTTTCTTCAAGTACTGGAAAAACTGAAATAACAAATAACCATGACAATGTTGCTAATATAAATCTTCCAAATGTTACAAAGATTGGAATAATAAGTCAAGGTAGTGCTAATACAAAAGTTGCCGTATGCCCATCTGCTGAAACAAGCAGATCATACAAGACTTATTCTGTAAAGTTTGACATTCTAGATCAATCACAAGCAGCAGCAGGACTATATATTAATCAGAGCGATTCAGACTCTACTGAACCACTTTTTGTAGAGATGATTAAGTTTAGTGCTACAAATCCATCTCTTGGAATACCGTACGATCCACCACGCTACAAATATATTATGGCTATTTATGACTCAGCAGAGCTTTATTCTTATGCTGATGTCACTGCTCAATGCAATAATGCATTAAACAAGTTGCCAAGAATATTTAAAAAATATCCAAATGCAACACCTCCAAACCCAATCTATGGATATGTTTTTGATCCAATCTTTAACTTAAGGGTTGTGCTAAATGAAACCAATGGAGAAGATGGAGAAAATGGTGAGTCTAATAATATAAATACAGCAATAGCTGTTTTTTTAAATAATATAGAGGTTACAACTTGGCAAGTTCCCGATACATCAACAAGTATTGCAGATTGGAAACCTACGGAAGTAAATAAAAGATCAAGAGTTAGACAAAAGCCAACAGTTCCAGATACATACGGAGAGTCAAAGAGTTTTGGGTTTTATGCATCAAATGTTCCAAGATCAATACCAGATATTTCGTATCCTGGACTAACTAGTTCTGGAGCTGTTATTGCTAACCTAAGAGAAATACATGCAACAGAAAGACCATTGCTGTCAAGAAATGCAGGATATTTTTATCAAGAAACAGAATTTTTAAATGGTATTGTTCAAAATCAACCATTATCTTTAAACTCTTTAACCTATATTATGCAGACTACACCAGAAATTTCAGGAATAAACTATTATGATGTTCAATACTCAACTCCAGCAGCATGCTCAGTTGATTATTTTCCTATTCATTATGCACTAACATATCATCCAGGAACCAGCAAACAAGAGCAAGCCTTTAGTTTAAAGAAAATAGTAACACAAGAATCTGTTGCATATTCAACACCATTAAATACAGGGTTTAGGGCAAGGATGGCACTAGCCAATAATTCACCACACGCAGTTCTTTTAACTAACGAGCCAAACGAAATTGTTAAGACTAAAGTAAACTTAAATCTCTGGACTAATGAAATTATAGCCTCCTCTGAGCCAGACATACTAGAAGCCTTAATTGATGATTCCAATCAGAATGAGGTTGCTCAGCTTGATTCAGAATGGGTACAGTCAAAATTTGCAGGTGAGAAAATGTTAAAGATTGTTGAATCAGCATTGGATGGATTTGCTACTACTGTAACTTTAGAGATTTTTGGAAACCCTTTAATTCAAATTGGAGATTTAGTCAACCTGTCTTATAACTTAAACGGCATGGTAAATCAAAAACACGTAGTAACTGCAGTATCTCATAGCTTTAGCAATGGGCTAAGCACAACCCTAACCATGAGCAGAATTAAGTCATAGCAGGACCACGGCGTGGTATAATTAATAGAATAGGAGACACTAAATGCCATATGTAAAAATATCAGACCCACAGATTATTGACCTTGCTGCTTGGCAAAGCATTATTAACGTTGTTAATGCACACGATGATAGTATTCTTTCACTGACCAATAATATAGGTAGTGGTACAGCACCTTCAATTGACTATAATGGTGAGGCTGACTTTGTAAATACATTTAATCCAGGAACACAAAAAATTCTATACGGAAGAACAAAAGTTCTCATGAGCGAGATGACCGAAGTTCCTGATTCAGAAGGCCAGGTGTTTTACAAAACACTAGATTTTGGTCAAGATGGAAGTTCAGCATTTAATGCAAGACCAATAATGACAGCTTCAATACAGTTTGGTCACTCAAGTATTGCAGCACTTAAAGATACTAATTATGACATAATGTTTAGTCTTTTCAATATTAATGCAAGTAGTTTTAGCTTTAGAATTAATAGGACTATAGCTACACCAAACCAGACAACTGGAAAACCATCTATACCTACTGGATTTTTTTATCTTAATTGGTCAGCACTAGGTCCAAGATAGACTGGTGCAACATTGACTTCACAATACAGAAATAATAAGTCTGTTGCAAAAAATCCAACAGTATCAATTGATGCGGATGACCCAAGAGTATCTTGGGAAAATTTAAAACAGACTCAATCTCGCATTGGATCAGAAATTGAGATTATTGGTAAAGAAGGAAGGGCAATTCTTTTTGGTGGTGACTTTTCTGGTAATAGTAATATTGCAACTGATAAGAATGTAATTCCACCATATTTTCCAGCAAATATAACTTGGCCTGGAGACAACAAAGAGCCTCAAACATATCCTGGAGGCTCTGGACCTTTTATTATTGTTCCAACAGATCCATCAAATGTAACTGCAACTTGGTCTGGAGATGATTTGGTTGTAACTTTTAATTGGGATGGTGCTAATGAATATAACGTAACAATATCCCAGTTTATTTTAGAGGTAACTGCAGATGGTGTTACAAGAAGAACACCAATGAATACTTTTGCCCCAAACAAAACTTCAACTTCACAAACCGCTACCTTTACAAAAACATTAAATAAGCTAACCTTTGGTTTGTTCAGAACAAAAATTACAGCAGTTTGCGTTTTGGTGGCAGACCCATTAAATAATATAAGCCAAACAATTTGTGCTTCAAGTGTTGGTGCATATGTATTAAATTTGCCAGTACCAGTAATAACACTAACAGGAACATCTAGTGGATATAGTGTTGCTTATACTACACCAACATCAGGACCTTTTGATGGTATAGATATTTGGGAAATAGAGAGCACAGAAACAACTGCTCCATCTGTTATTTTTGCATCAGATGGAATCACTCCGACTAACTACGCTAGGGTATATTTTGATGATTTAAATCCAGCACAGGTTCCAACACCAGGTACAAATAGACGCTTCGCCATGGCAAGATTTTCATCAGAAGGTGGAGTATACACTTTATTTTGTGATCCACAACCAGTTACACCACTAAGTCCTGTAGTTGCAGATAATGAAGGACCACCAGACATTACATCACTCACCACATCTGGCGGAATAGATTCTAAAGGAACCGTTGGATTTAATGGATATGTTGATCTTTCGTGGGGCGCTATAACAGCTGGAGATATTCGTGGGTACAGAATAAGATATAGGCCAGTCTCAGATCCAGTGTCAAAGTATTCTTATGCAGATTCAAAAGGATCTGGAACATCTTATAGGCTACATGGACTAAGTATTGGAGCAACATATGAAATTGCCGTGGCAACATATGATCAATACAATAATCTTTCTTCAAACTACTTTTCTGGCAATAATGTTGAGATAAGTGGAACACCATATATTGCAAGTGAAACTGTTGATGTTTCTGGATATTTTAAAGCAAAAGCAAATGCATCTGATTTAGACAGCACAGCTTTTAGGTTTGGATATGGAATTCAAGACTCTGGTCCATCACAACGTGGCTTGAGGTTTAACCCATACAACTATTGGCGTATTGATTCAGATCAATCAGCTTCAATAAGAGTTGGTGGAGAAAATTCAAACTATATTGAATGGAGCGGTTCTGATTTTGTAATTGATGGAAACATCTCTGCAAGAAAAGGAAATTTTAGTGGAAACGTTTCAATAGCTGGTGGAGGATCTCTTCAATCATTTATTACGCCACCAACAGTATTCTCAATATCTGCAGTTACCTATACATCAACAACAGCAACTTATACAACTGGCTTAATTGAACATGGATATGTAGTTGGAGACGATATACTTATTTCTGGACTTTTGCCAGTAGGATATAATGGTAAATTTAGAATAACTGCAAAAACTCCAACTACATTTACTGTTACTAATACAACTAATGCTTTGGTTACTGATGCAGTCGGATCAGTTATATTAATTACTGGAACTGGTTTTGTATTAAATAAAGATGGACTGGCATTCAACTCTTCAACAATTAGAGACATAACTACAATTAATGCAGAGACTGGTTTATTTACTACGCAGAGTGCAAACATTGGTGGATGGCAAGTTGACTCAAGTAAGATTCAAAAGACTTCAATTGTTGGCAAGGGTAATATTATTCTTGATTCATCTAATGGATATATTGCTGTTTCTAATTCT